ATTTAAAGGGGACTTTAAGTATTCGGTATAATGACCGATGTCGATAAAAAAGATATGTTACTGCCTAGTATAAAAGTTATGCAACACGCATGCCGACTTGCTTGTACGGAAGATAAGCCGATTTTGTTAGATTACTGGCTCGAGTCTCATACGGGTAAGGTTATTATCGGCGTTCGGGATGGAGATGAGAAGATGCTGGTGCGTAGCCAGGAAGAATACACGAGTCCCATTTCCAAGCTGTTTAAGGTCGGAGAGGAGCTCATTGTCATGACGGAAAATTCTATTTATGTGGTGTCGATGAAAATCCCTAGTAAGAAGATTAGTTGAATTAAAATACTTATGAATAAAATTGAGTCATTTCTTTTTATCGATTCCTTACCTAAAGATGATTCGTGCTCCAGACGATTACAAAAGGGAAACGCTGGCTGGACCAGGGTTCCGGCAACAGGATGATACTGAAATGATTCGTGTCATGGAAGAAAGCAGACGAATATATGAACGTAGACAACAACGAACAGCAGAATTTGCTCGATTGTTGTCTAAGTTGAAAAGGATTGGGTTTTATGATACGGTTGTACAAAAGCAGTATGAAAACATAGTTTCATGGTGCGATGCCTATTATGAAGATAGACCTTCCTCCGTCAAAGTATTATTCGAGTCACTTTGTATGATACGATGGACTTTATCCGAACAAGATGCGTTGGATAAAATAAAGAATTCAATGTCGCCTAAAAATTAAATTATAATCTAAACTATTCTATATAATGCTTTTTACTGTGAAACCAATTCTCAAGCCCTTGGATGAAAGCACCCGCATCCAGCGTATGAAAAGTTGTCTCGTACAAATCAAGGACCCGAACTTTGCATCATACGACCGGGTGTTGCAGAGACGCCGGTCGCGGACGCTACCAAAGAAGTGCTAGCGAGAGTAATACCTGCTTTTTCGCATTGTGTTTTATACTTACTGAACAGAAGAGGCATAACTTCGTCTACCCGTGTTTTTATTTCCGGTACATATACTACTCGTAAGTGTGAATTAACACACTCTTCTGTTTCCTTCTCAACTCCTTCCCATATTCCATAATATAAGGTGACTGTATCGCCTTTACTGTTTTCAGTACGTACTCTTGGTTGTCTAGGATTTGAAAGAAAATATTTTCTCATAAATTCTCGAATAATTGTTTCATCCTCATACGTTCGATACATTTTTTGATTACTTGGAACATTTGAACCTTCTACCTGTTCTATTTCAGATATGGTTTCCATTGTACGAGGATATTTGTCCATAGCAATCATAAATGCTTCAATTTCTTCTTCTGTTGCCTCTATTTTTTGTGTACCAATAGAAACAAAATCACTACCAAAAGAGGAATAAATGTACCATTTTCCATCTTCATAATAAAGTAGAAAATAATGAGGTATAGTTCCATTTTCTCTTACAAATATCATGGAACGCAATATTCTTGTATTACCATCGGCACTTCTGCCTCTCATGGGTATAGTAAAAATATCCTCTATTTGTTTTTCAACATCATAATCTTGAAGATTAAGAAAAAGACTACTATCATTCATGGATATGAACCGGTTTAAATCTTCGTTAGATGCTAAGATGTCTACTACCATATCGTCTATAATTTTACGAGTAGGATTTTCATCGTTCGTTATATCTAACTGTTCAAGTATGAGTCTCTCTAGCAATGTAATCCTACATGCCATTTCTTTTCTAGAATATCTTGTCATGATTCCAATCTTTCTTAATAGAACCTTACGCTTTAATGAGATACATTTTTTTAGTACTTCTGGTTCTGGGGTTTTTGATACATTACGCTTACGTTTACTCGGCAACGAAACATGAGAATATCTCCTACTCTTGCTCATGCTCCTCGTCCTCATGCTCCTCGTAAGAGCTTTACCTCCGCCTCTATGTTTCTTTAGTTTCCTTCTTTTTCGAGTATACATATAAATAGAATATACAATATAATAGATGAGGTTATCTGGGGACCTTTATGGAGAAAGCAATGGACGTATCGACCTCTCGATATTTGGCGGAAAGACAGAACGTATTTACGTTTGGCAAGGATGTCGTTGTATAGATACCGGGTCAGAGTATTGTATTCGATGCCATCCATCCTTGGAAGCCCATACCAAAGATGTAGAAGACCGTTTTCTGGTTTGTAGTCCAGACTTGAAAGAGTTTATAGGTAATACAATCTCTACAATTCAACGTGAGACGTTTCAAACTGTAGTAGTTCCATGGATTCACAGACGCGAAGAGAAAATGAACCAGTATTTTCGACACATGTACACCGTAAATCATGGACAAGGCCTCGAGCAACGTATAGGATATACGGGTCATCCATGGGGAAGAACAAAAGAATTCTATTATTATTGTCGTATGAAACACATCCAATCTTTTTTTGAGACGAACCAAAAAGAAGATTGCGTCTATTACGAAGAACATTAAGGTGATTTAAAGCGTTCCCGTTATGTTTCGTTACATGTTCTATCGCGACATTGGTGTAGGTGATGGGGATAATATGCGTCCTATTTTAACACGTCGTTCGGAACTACCTACAGAGGTGACTGTCGATATGAAACTCCGGGGAACTTTAGATATATACGAAGGAAATCGTCCATTTTTCCGAGACAATACGTTCTTAAAGTCTTATCACATTCAACGAAAAGATTTTTTTGAGTTAACCTTGCGAGTATATGAACCGAACAAGTTAGATGTCTTGATAGATGGGTTCATCATTGATACCCTACACTTTTCACTCAATCCATCGGTGGATGAGGAGACACCTCAGGAACTTGAATATCGTCAATGGTATAACGCCAAAAATGAATATCAATCTTATTTGGATACCACTCGCCAATTTGTATCGGAACCTAACCTCCAGCTTGTGGATAAAGAAAGACAATACGCATTATCCGCCATAGATGAGGCGTATAAAATTTTGGAATGTAATGATGTGACAACGGAGGAATACCGTTTATGTTTGTCTGATATTGAACATCATTTAAATCCGTATTTATTGAAATTTAAAGATTGCGTTTATTCATAGAGATATATCTATGGAACCTATCTTTATCGAAAAATGTAAAGAAAAGATAGAACAAATTCCTTGTCACTTGACTCCAATTGCTTGTAAAAAGGGTAAAATACTATTGTGGGAGAAATGTATTCAGGTATTTATTGAATCAAATCAAGCGAATAGCGACTCTAAGACTGCGAGTTGTTCTACGGAAAAGGGTGGCGGAGGGACCACTTGAAATTGTAAGATTAGATCACCTCTTCGTTCGTCTCGAACAAATCCTTTTCCTTTGACATTCTTTTCTTGTCCATTCATAATCGCATTTCCTGGATTGTTCTTAATCTTGTACTGTGTTCCGTCTAGATGTTGGATAGACAATTCAAACCCACAAATAGAGTCTTTGAAAGATAGTTGTACTGGATAGACGAGGTCTAGTCCTTTCCTTTGAAACATTGTATGAGGTTTAATTTCAATCAATACCCGCAACGAACCCTTGTGTTGCTGAAATTGATTTCCTTTCTCGGGTATTTCAATACATTCGCCTTGGTCAATGCCTGGACAAGCATTCACGTAAATCTTTTCAGAGACCTTGGATTGTTTCCCTCCGAGTTGAATAATACGTTCTACTACAATTGGAATCGTATGCCCGAGATAGGCTTGTTCATAGGTAAGCTCAACTGCCGTTTCCAATGTAGTTTGCATGGTGGAGAAATGAAAATGTCCGGGAAACCCGTGTTGAAACCCATGTCCTTGAAACATTTGTATAAAAGGGTCTTCATCAAACCCCATACGTGAGTCTCGTTTAAAGATTTCATTCAACATTTGTTCCATTGGATTGGAAGGAGGATGGTCATACGCTTCCTTGCGTGCTGGGTCACCTAGAATTTCATAGGCCTCGTTGATTTGCTGCATCTTGTCTGATGTATCTACTCCAGGGTTTTTGTCAGGATGGTTTTTGAAACTAAGTTCACGGTAAGCTTTTTTAATCTGGATATCTGTTGCGTCTTTCGAAACATTTAAGATTTGATAAGGGTCCATATACTTTAATCTACATATAAGTTTTCTTTATTTAAAACGAACCCTTGAATAAAGAATACAATGGAGGAAAAGTATTTGCCTCATTCTTTTGATGAATTGATTAGTCCCTCCCGTGATAAGGTTGTAAAACAGCTGAATCTTTGTCGAGAAACCCATAAATCTATTCTTTGTATGGGTTCTATCAATACATTTAAGCGAAACATGTTGAAACAATACGTCGCACAGTTTTCTCAGATGTATGAAATGAACGTATTTAATGACTTGTCTAGTCAGATGGACCTGACTGAATTAAAGACCTTTTGTAAAACGGTATCATCTAAATCAAAAGTGGTGTTGATTGAGCACTTTGATATGTTGAGCGAAATCATTCAATCCTATTTGAAAATCCTGATGGAAGACTTCCCAAATGTAGTCTTCGCATTGGGTGCCGAAAGTACCAAAAAAATAATCGAAAGTATACAGACTCGTACCGTTCCGATTTATTTTGAGGAGTGGACAACCGTGGAATATAGACAACTGGTAGACCGGATTTTAAAGCAAGAAGAGATAAGTATAGATTCACTAGATGAATTATTCGCATTACCCAGCATATCGATTTACTTTATCTTTAATCTATTCCATAAATTAAAAATATTACAAATCAAACAACTTGATTGTCTCTCGCCGTATCTTCATTTACACGACCCTAGGCAACTTGATTTATTTTTCGATTGTATAGGGAAGGAAGACATTAAAGCCGCTACACAACTCTTGTTTTTGGAATACGAGAAAGGATATTCTCTCTTAGATATTTATCATTTTCTCTATGAATATCTGAAAGTAAGCAAGAAATGGAAAGGGTTAAATTATTTGTATATCGAGAAACTATGTTCATACATACAACAAATTTACGAAGGAAATGATCATAAACTCATGTTACTCTTTTTAACAAATGAGTTTTTATGTATTTTTAAAAATAGTTAGCTATTTTATTCTATGGTAGACAAGGACAAGAACCAAACCCTAAAGTCCACGATTGACTTTTTTTCCGAAGTTTTAGAGAAATTAGGAACCTTTGAAAAGGGAACCGTTCTCATCAATATAAACCATTATAAAAGAGGCATTTATAATGGTTCTATCCAAGAATTTTTTGAAAGGATGTATCCTTTTTATTACGATTCAAAGAAACACTATGTTGATTATGACAAGGTAACCTATTCTAAATTTATTACGGTTTTAAGACAAATTTCTCATAAAAACCAGATTGCTTATGAATACAAGATTAAGTACAATCATTCCAAACATTACATTGAATATACATTTACCCTTCCATCTACCGAGTCTACGTTACCTGAGACTACGTTACCAGAGACTACGTTACCTGAGACTACGATACCTGAGACTACGTTACCAGAGACTACGTTACCTGACTCCATCCAAAATTCGACATCCCTTAAAATTGAATAGAGTGAAACGAATGAGTGAATGTAACAATATGGCTTCCCTTATGACCGAGACCTTATCCGAAGAACAGAATATTGCGCTAGAGATATTTATGAAAGGAGAAAATCTCATGATAACCGGGTCAGGAGGTTCAGGCAAGACCTTCTTGATTAAAGAGTTCTTGAAAAAGAAACCTCAAACTATCTTATGCGCAATGACTGGGTGTGCCGCGATGCTTCTTGAGTGCGATGCCTCTACTATCCATTCATGGAGTGGTCTTTATTGGTCCAAGGATACTATGACCGACGATGAAATCTTGGATGGTATCTTGTCGAAGAAGAAGATTGAAAAGAAATGGAAGGCAGCCGAAATCCTCATCGTGGATGAGATTAGTATGATGTCGAAACGATACTTTGACTTGTTGAATCAAGTGGGTCAATCTTTTCGTAAAAACGATAAACCCTTTGGTGGGTTACAAGTTGTCTTTGTTGGAGACTTCTTTCAGTTACCTCCTGTCTCTGCCGACAAAAAGACAGAATTCTGTTTTGAATCAGATGGATGGTTTTCCACTTTTCCCAAAGAAAAACATGTGGTCTTGAAAACATTGTTTCGTCAATCGGACCCAGAATATATTGAATTATTGAATGAGGTTCGAGTGGGAAACATTAGCATGAAGAGTGTGGAGATGCTACAGAAGTATTTGAATCGACCCAAGGCCAAAAACATGACGTATTTGTTTCCTACGCGTTCAAATGCGGGTGCGTTTAATTCACATCAATACAGCAATCTTAAGGAGAAAGAGTTTGTCTTTAAGCCGGAGATAAAACAAGACACCGTAATGTACTCAGATGGACGACTGATTGACCAGAATACCTTGAAGAAGTGTAAGCAATTGAATCCTTCCGCTCGTGACTATGAGATTCAAAACCTTATGAAATCAAACAATTTGGAACCTATTTCACTTAAAAAGGGGGCATTTGTTATGTGTACAAGAAACCTGTCTTCGAAAATATGTAATGGCTCACAAGGAGTGATTACAGATTTTATCATGGGTAAACCACAAGTGACCTTTACGAATGGAACGATAGCTATTATTGACCCACACGAGTTTCAACATTCTGAATTCCCTTCCCTTGTGGTCAAGCAATATCCCCTTTGTCTCGCCTGGGCCATGACCATTCATAAAATCCAAGGGTCTACACTCGACTGTGCTGCGATTGATATTGGACAGACCGTCTTTGAATACGGACAAACCTATGTAGCTTTGTCTCGAGTTAGGACGCTGGACGGATTGTATCTATTGAATTTCAATGCTTCTAAAATTCGAGCCAATCCGAAGGTGATTGCCTTTTATAAATCATTAGAAGATACTATCTTTACGCCCACAATAGAGGTTGAGGTTACACCTGTAGAGGGTGGGTCCGAACAAATGTGCCCGGTTGCGGATGTGGTTGAAGAGGTCAAACCGGTCACGCCACTAGTGAAACCAGTTAAACCCAGAAAGCCCCGTGTTTCAGGCATGCCTAAGATTCAGGACCTTCTTATCTACTCGTAACCCTATTCAATACAATTACAGTCATGCTGTTTATTGACCCCTAAGATATAATACGTAAACGCACAATTGCATTCCAATACTTGTGTCTCGCTCATCTTACAGAACCATTGATATTGTAATCTTTTTTTCAGCATTTCTTCCGGCATGTATACTCCAATGTTGTTGTCTGGAAGTTCAAGAACTTGGTCTGACATGAGGTCTTCCAATAGGATGGGGCCAGAGTTGTTCTTTGTACCGATAAGGCCTCCGTCTATCACGGGGGTCTGGTTTGAGACAAAATAATTATCACAAAATGGACTTTCAATGACTGACCTGTCTTGTTTTTCCAAATGTTTGATATAAAGAAGCAATTCAGGATTTTTAGGATTTGCCCCGGTCAATTTACTAGAGGGCAACATTTTTTGACTAGATACATTGTCCGTATTCACCATTTCAGATACATACCATTGTTGTGGATTATCCAACTTATGAATACTCTCTTTCAAATAGAGGGACGGTGGAACGAGGACGCCTCCATATTCGTATAATATTTTCATGAGACAAAGGTGGCGATAATTTTCTAAGAGAGCACCAGATAGCTTTGTATGGTCAACGGGTAACTTTAAAAGGTCCTCGAAGTCACTATCACTGAAAACCACAATATCATACTTCTCCGCACAACAGTCTACAATGGACTTGATACACAAATTCATGTAAGACAAGTTCATACGAGTGGAACGTCTTTCTGAAAAGCTATCCCACATACGTGCGTTGCTTTCAAATTGAATATAAACCCATATCTTACGTTTTTTCAACTTCGTAAATGTGACGGGTTTGTAAAAAAACAGGTCAATGTCGATGGTTTCCGATTTCATTTCTCTGATCCTTTCTTCCCATTTTTCTTTCATGTACTTATAATTGAACAAACAGAACAGAGCTACAAAAATGATAAGATAAAGGATAATCGCATTCATATTATACTATGGATACATAAAAGTTTATAGAACTTAGCCACTTACTCACTTATTATTCAATTCTTAAATACTTACCACAATATTCCTTAAAGATTTTATTGGATTTTTCGGTTTGTTTCGATAGAGTATAAGACAATTTCATCGCCTCTTTTTCTTCGTAGCTTTGCTGTTCCTTTAAAAGTGTATGTGACTCTTCCTTGGTCAATGGAGCAAGTTTATCTTGACTTCTATATTGTTTGTACTCCTCGACCGAGCCAAACTTTTTCTTTTGTTCATATTCTTTCTTACCATCAATAGCAAACACCGTATGACTGTAAATTTCTTTCAGGTCGGACGTGTCGGCTTCTACGTAGGATTTAATCTCTTCCTTTTTCACCAATTGAAGAGCCTTTTGTCTCGAACTTTCCAAGTCATCCTTGTCATAGACTTGTTCGTTCGACTTAAACCATTCCGCATATCCATCTGTATCCTGAATACGCACTTTATCAAACATGTCATTGAATACCTTCTTGAATTTATCAGGGTCTTCGAATAATCCTTCTTTTTCACAATAGAGATAAAATCCCTCCCTCGTCATATCATGCGTAATCTCTTTGTTATATTCAGTTGATTGTGGCTTGTCTGTTTTCTTTACGAATTCATAAATCATCTCTAGTTTCTGATACGCTTTGGTGAAATATTCGTAATAAAAAGAGGTGTCTTTTCCTATGTTCTTGTCTGGATGTAACAAGAGTACTTTCTTTTTTGCCTGTCTCAGTTGATTGGGTGTCAACTCTCCTTGAATATCAAAGAGGTCAAATAATTCTTTTAATTCAGACATTTCACTCATTAACAAAATGGAATATTCTATTTTGTTAATGTTTCGTTATTCAATGTTACATAAGACTTTCGGCATAAAATGCCTTTAGCATGTTGAGGTCTGCTCCCGTGAAACATTTATGAGGCACATAAAACGTATCACTAGAAAAAAGTGCCTTTTTAAACGTAAGAAAGGTCGGAATGCCTACGGCCATCTTCATACGTTTGAAGAAAGAATAGAGGTCTAATGCTTCGTCGACATCAATCTCTAAATATTCAAACGATATTCCTTTTTGGCTATATTGTTCATTTAGGGATTGAATGGTAGATTTCACCTTTTGACAGGGTCCGCACCATCCTGCGGTCAATTTGATAATTGTAGTCTCTTTGTCGGTGTTTTCAAGGTAAATACGCAATTCATCACGGGTTAGTGGGAACTCCATGTATACTAGAATAAAAGAGTTTATTTAAGTTTCTTTTTAAACCACCTTGCATATGTTGTAGAGGATACGATTTTGGATATACATGATAACATAGACTACGATGGCTTGTAAGAATAAAAATCCCTCAAGCGATGACATTCCCTTTTTAGAGATAAGGACAAGGGCCGCCAGGATAACAGCGAATAACGCGACAAGTCCTAAAAAGGAGAGAATTAAAAATAGGTTGCAGTAAGAGTGGCTAAGCGGACCGAATAAGGAGTTCATGATATATACTACTCTACATTTTTATAAAATAAAAATCAAAAAATCAAATTCATTCTACTGATATTCATAAAATTGAATTCAGATAAATCCCGTTAAAGAAGATAAAAAATGAAACTCTTTGCTGTACACGACCCATGGTTCTACGGACTGGAAGACGGTGACGTAGACGACCGTGCTGCGTTCAAGTATTATGAACGTTTTATCTTACGTATACCAACGAATAAAGTAGTTGTCTGGATTGCTGACCTAGAACGTTATGAAAAGACGCTTCAACATTTCCATGGTTCTTCTATAGAGTTCTATCATGAATTTCCTCTAGAACATTTCTTGGATTCAGACAAGGTATGTATTTGTGCACCTGTAAAGGACCAGATACTACGAGACCAAATGACGCAACACTTGACCGCGACAGGAAAAGGATACAGTCAGGGTAGCAAGATTGGGACGACTAACTTTCCTTCTAAAGCATACGAAGCTTTGTTAGAAAGCATACCCTCGACTCAACGGTACTGCACCTATTTGACGAACCTCTGTTTTCCATCCGAACTATTGGATGTATTGGACCCTGAGTACAAGCAAGAATATATGGCGTATTCTATTATGAAACTCATCAGTCCTGGAGGGATTGTTCATGTACCAGGTCTTCTCTATCGTCTCTATTGTCCTATCCTGGGCGGCGGACCGGGTACGAACATGCTGAAAATCCAACAATTCTTGAAAGAGTATGAACCGTTGCTAGAAGATTTAACTATCACACCTGAAGAGTTTCGAGAGACCAATTGGGACATTATCGGTAGATTGGGTTTAAAAATGCCTTCTTTCGTGGAAGAACTTCAACCGGCACTCGCCGAGTCTATCACAGTGATGGTGTATTTTGCGAATAAGTATTATAAAAGCGGTTCATCGCGTGTTTACGACGGACGTGAAAGCATGTATTCCTTGAAGACCCTTCCTCCAGGAATCGTTGACCTTCCACTTACAGAGACACCGCCGTTGTATGATTTGGTCGTAGCCATCGCCGTGTTAGAAAACATGCCTCCATCTTATCTCGAACGCCCAGACATCCGAGAAAGATTGACGGAATATGTAAATTGGATT